CCGCTTCGGTTTGCGGCTTCTTCCAGAGTCTGCGTGAACTCAAACGATGTCCCAAGACGACTTGCCGTGTTTGAAAGTTGTTCAACGCGGGTAGACAGGTTCGCCAGACCAGAGCCGATTGCAGCAGCCGCAGCGCCGAGTGCAGCAACTCCTGCAATCGCTAGCGTTATGGGATTCGTAAGAAGCCCAAGCGCACCGGTGATGGAACCAAACCCTGCGCTGAGCCCGCCGGAAAACACCCTGCCAAGCCCTTCGGCCGCGCTCGACAGGCCAGACATGCGGCCGGCGATGTTGCCAATCGGGCCAGGGATCGCGGCCAGAATGCCGCTCAGTTCGTTGAACTGAAGCACGCCGCCTTTGCCAGCCTTTTCCGCTTCCTTGTCGTAGCCCTTCGCGGCCTGCTCTGCCTTCTGGAAATCGGCCGATACCTTGGTCAATGCACGGTCGTAGGTTTCCTGCGTAATCGTGCCGGCCTCGAGGTGCTGCCGCAGTTCATTTACCTGGGCGTCGTATCGCTCAAGCGGCGTGCGGGTTTGCTCAAGGATCTGCCGGCCACGATCGCGGAACTGGTTGACCTTTTCCTCCGCTTTTGCGGCACGTTCGTTCTCGCCGGTCACGTCTGCCAGTGCACGCTCATAGGTAGCGCTGTCGATGGCACCTGCCTTCAGCTGCTCGTTCAGCCGATCCACCGCGAGTGCGGTTTGCTCCTCGGCCGTGCGGTACTTCTCAATCGTCCTGGCACCATCCTCAAAGATGCGTGCCGTCTGCTGTGCCGCCGATTGGATCGCCGTAAATGATTCTGCGTACTGCTTGGCGCTGATCTCGCCGGCCTGCAGGGCAGCCGCCAACTGGTCGAACTGGCTTTTGACGTTCGCCTGGGCGTTGGCCGCACCTTCTGTCGTGGCACGGAACCTGTCAAAGATACTGGCCGTGGATTCAGCCTTGCTGCCCAAGTCGGCAAGCGCCTTATCAACCGGCGACAACGACGAGCCGAGCCCACTGGCATCGGCCGTCACCTTCATCGCCAAGCCAAGTACGGTTGCCATCACATCACCCCAAGCCGTCTGTTGAGTTCATCTATCGCGTCACGCATCTGGTCAGGGTGCTGCGGCGGAGACTCAATCGGTATGAAGTCTTCCGGCCGTGGCGATTGTCCTTTGCGGGAGTACGGGGCCAGCATCGCTGAAACGATAAGACCTGTTTCACGCCATGAATCCGGTATTGCCTCAAAGTGCCTGGTGTACGCGACCCACTCGCTCAGTTCCTTGCTGTCCATGCGCCGCTCAAGTTCGCCCACCGTCATGCCGAGATGACCGGCCAGACGGAATAGGAACCGCCTCGAGGGGCGCAGGTTCAGTTTTTTGCCAACTCCTCCACATCATCCGCCATCAAATGGTTGTGCTTCATCGTCCGTTCCCACAGTCGTGCCATCACTCGGGCAGACTTCTTTGACAAAGCCGAAACCTCATCGGGCGTGAACAGCAGCTGCCCGTCCTTGGAGCACAGCACTCGCTGCAGGAACTTCGTGCGAAAGTTCTCCACGCCGGTTTCCTTCTTGCCAATCCATTCGCGTTCGTAGGCGTCACGCTCTCCAACGCTCATGACGCGGCAATACACGGACCCGCCCCACTCTGGCACCTCAATTTCAAGCAGGTCGAGATCGTCGGCGGAAAGGATTTGGTCTTTCGTCAGGGCGGCCATTTAGTAGTTCCTCAACGGGTAGTAAATGCGAAAAACGAACGCGTACCGAAGCACGTCGTTTCTCGTTGCTTCAATGGTAATGCGCTCGCAAATGCAAGCGCCTTTGAACTTAATGACGCCAGCGTGCGCTATCGTGAGCAGACCGTAGTAGCCGTAGTACGCTGCCGGAATTGGATTGGCGAGCGCACGCACAGTGACGGTGCCGCAGTCGCCAACATTGCGGCCGTAGGCCACAGTGGCGTCAACGGCGTACTCCGTCACCTCAGACAGCGTGAAAGAGCCCCACGTTATCGTGGCGTTTTGCGCTGGCGTCGGCATGACGGCTCCCCGTCAGGCTCACGACCTGGCAATGCGGAACGTGGCGGAACCCTTGACGGCGTCGTTGACCGCGAATGTCAGCGTGCTGGAACTGACGGTGGCGGCACGGCTCAGCAGCGTCACGCTGTTGTGCGATACAACAAGCGTCCCGGTGGAACCGTCCGCAATCAAGGACTTTCCGAGATAGTCAACCTGCACGGTCTGGCCGGTGCTGGTGGTCGATCCGCCAAGCGGGCGGTCTTGCGTCAGCACGGAAGCGCCGGTGGTCAGCCCAAGATGCGACACGTCGATCGTGTTTTCGACGTTCGGGTCCGTGTTCGTGATGACGATGTTGGTGACCGTGTACCCGGTCCCAGCAAACGTGAATGTGGTTCCGACACCATCATGCGGCGTAACGGCCATTTATCAAATCTCCTGCCAGAGTGCGTTGTAGACCTGAACTACCGTGTAAATTGGCGGAACCTCGCTGCCGGCCAGTTGCACGAAACCGTCGTACTCCTGTTCCAGCGACACGTGCTTCACCTCTACAGTGTCCACGGTGCCACCCCAGCCATCCAGAACCTGCCGTGCCTTGTCAGCCAGTTCCCTTACGGCGTTGTACGTTTCCGCGTACAGTTGAAATTCAACGCTCACGGTTGGCGACCCAACGGGGCCGGCAAGCGAATGCTGCCGCACGATGCCTGACCGCCTCCACGTCACGAATGGCAACGCCGCGTCTGATGGGGCGAGCAGCGGGTAGACGCGGCTTCCGACTATTGCGGTGACTGCGGCATTGGCCACCAGTTGGCTCCGCAATGCGGCTTCAGGCGACTTGAGGGACATGCCTAGTTTCCTCCGCTCACGGTCTTGGTCATAAACATGGCAACCGCCTGAAGCGCATCGTCAATCGACACACTGAGTTCGTCGCTCAGGATCTGTGCCACCTCACCCTGCGAGTTTCGCCAGGCGGCCTCAATGGGCGGATTGCCGGACTTGCCGCCACGCGGCATCGCGTTCAGCACGATTGGATTGCGGGACTTTTTGAAAAACGCCTTTTGGTAGGCAGGGTCTGTCTCGACGCGGTGCCCTCTCTTGCCACGCGGCGGGCGTGGCGTCGGAAGCATCTTGAACGGGCCGAGCCAGTTGAAAGAGGATGCAATGTAGGCGTTTTGCCCACTGACCCAGTGCACTAGCCCCTTCTTGCTTTTCCGCTGATAAGGCTTGTCTGAGAACTTATCAATGAGGCGTTGCTTCGTGCCAAACTCCACGAAGCCTTGGTGGAAGGCTCTGTCTGTGCCTGCGTCCACTGAGCCACCAGCCGCAGACCGCGAAGCGCCCTTTCCGGATCGGTTGAATCCGACTAGGCCGACAGCCGCACCGTCCTTCGTGTAGGTCTTTACCTTCGTGTTCACGGCCCGCGCGAGGTTGCCGGTTGGCCCCTGCGGAGTCACGGCACGCAGCGCCGCCTCGGCTGGCTTAATGGCCTTGCGCAACGCACTGGCCAGCAGCTTGCTGGCAACCACGTTTGGGAACTGCTTAAGCTTTTCCCGCAACTCAGTGAGGTTGTCGATTTTCGCGGTGACGATAATGCCAGCCATTCAGGTGGTTTCCTGGCAGATGGCTTCGTGCTCACTGCGGTTGTTGTGCTCGAGCAGGCTCACGATGTCCAGCGTGCGGGAACGCCACGACAGCCGCATATTTTGAGTTAGACCCGGCAGGTAACGCATCCGAACTTTGTGCGTCACGGACGTTTCTTGTTGGCCAGCAGCAAGCGCCTCACGCGCCGAAGCACCCTCAACGCTTGCCCACACCGCAGTGCTGTTGCTCCACGAAAGCACGGTTTCGCCAAGGGCATTTGTGCTGCCGCTGGCAATCTGCACCGTGACGCGTTCGCGGAGATCACCGGCCTTAATCATCGGTACGATCCCCAGCGTTGCGAGTCGAGCAGGGATTTCACGCCGAACTCCACTTCCTTGCTGATACTGCCCATGACAACGCCGCTACGGGCACCGTCGTACCAGTGGCCAACCAGCATCAGGATCGCGTGGCGAATCGTGGCGGGAACGCTTGCCCCTGTGGCTCCATAGCCAGCCCACCATGTCACGCTGATTGCGTTGTCATCCATCAAGTGCGGCGGCCACGTCTGGCCGTAGAGAGTCTTCACGGTGCCAGGCGTGCCGGCCCGGTCCACGCGGTAGCTGGCCGTGGAGTATGTAGAAGTAGTGCCGTTCTCAAACGTGAACGTCAGGGCCACCGCCGTGGTCGTGCCAGCGGCAGCCATTGGCGGGCGTGGAAGCTCAATGTCTTGCGTCCCGTCAGGCGGGAACGTGTCGAACCGCATCGCCCACTGCGTATGCACCAGCGTGCGGTCTAGGTACTGCTCGCACCATTCGCGGGCAGCCGTGATGAGCGTGCCGATGTAGGTGTCATCGTCAGACGTGTCCACACGCAGGTGGGCCTTAGCCTCTGCCAGCGTAACGGGTTCAACGGCTGGCGGCGTCTGGCGTGTCAGGCTTCGGTACTGCACGGCGTCCTCGTTTGCGTGGCGTGGCGTCTGCTGTCTCCGCGTCGTGGTCAACAGACGCGGTTTCAATCAGGGTCTGCTGCGTGTCTTCGACGGCCACACGCATGGCCAGCAGCTGCTGTGCGATGCCGCCGGGAACCTCGGCCACCTGGCCTGTGCGGTATCCACGCCATGCGCGGGTGAATTTCAGTTTCCTCATTGCGGCACGCTCCATGCAGTTTCTGGACGTTTCAGCGTGTTGGTGAATTCCGTGGCCCACTGGAACACGGGCGACCCAAGTTCCTGGCCGGGCCACGTCACCACGTATTCGCCGTGGCCCAGCACGATGCGTGGAGAGACAAAAACTCGATTGCCGCTTTCACGCCAGTTCCGCCACCAGTAAATGTCAGGGTCTATACGCCCCAGGCGAGTCGCGTTTCCGTCGTTCCACCCGCCCTCGCTGTCGGGCTTGCTCCAGAACCACGGTTTCTTAGCCCGCTTCAGGGCGGCCGTGCTGATGACCGTGCATCCAAAATGTGCGCTGTCCACTTCCTGCACTGGCTCGGCAAACCACGACTTTTCCACCTGCGTCTTGCCGCCCTCCGGCGGGTTGTCCAGCATCCCCTTGAGCGTGAGCATCGGCCGCCCATCTTCACGCTTGGTCTGCAAGCCTGTGATGGCATCGCACTGAAACGTCATCGCCAGGGCAAACAGGTGCTCAATGTCTTCCTTGGTGAAAAACGTGTCGTAGTCGATGGTGAGCAAATATTCGGCCTTGTCGATGAATTGCTCCATCACTCTGGTGTTGACCTGATCCCAGAACGCACCAGTGCCCATGGTTGGCCTGATGCCCAGCGGCATGAGCGCCTGTGCCCAAGCGAAATGGTTGGCCGTAAACGAAAGCCTAGGCATCGACAGGATGGCCTCCACCCTGATGTCAACTTCCGTGCCGCCGACTTTGACCAGCATGGGCACCTCGCAAACGAGAGCGGGCCGCCCCGATTTGGAGCGGCCCGCCCAGTTTGCACATCACGTCAAGCCGTCAGGCTCACGCACCCTTGAGGGCGATGACCGGGCCAGCGACCGTGTCGCTGCCGAGCGTGTGCCACGAGATCGCCACGCGGGCGGTCGCACGCAGCACGGTCTGGTCGCTCAGGAAGGCCACCTCGGAGCTCGACGCGAGGTCGATGCCCTGGCGGGTGCCGAAGATTGCCGCGTTCGCCAAGTTGGCAAACAGGGCCATCACGTTGCCAGTCTGGTCGCCCGAGCTCGGCATCTCGTCCGTGAGCACCACAGGGTAGCCCATGAACGTGAGTCCAAGGCCCTGCGACAGGCCGACCGAACCGCCCTGGGCGGCGTCGAGGGCCTGCATGCAGTCCGCGAAGAAATACGGCGAGCAGTACCACTTCGCACCAGCGCGGCTGTGGGACGGCATCAGAGCCATCATCCGCAGCAGGTTGGCCTTGGTCACCTCATCCGGC